TCGTGACCACAGCAAACACTGGGAATGGTGTTGGCGCAGTCACCGTTGTCTATGCACAAAGCAACAACGTAACATAATTTATTGGTGGGGTTTCGGCCCCACCAGCAATTTATAGGAGGGTCAAAGTGGCTAATATTACAAGCATAAAAACGCTTTCTGAAAATACCAGCGAAGTAGTCATGGCATTCCAATTGCAATATGTGGACACTGCGGATGAAAATGCTGTAAAAAAAGTTGATGTCTCAACTTTGGCAAAAAGCGCAAACGGTGCGTCTTGCAATTCAGTAAGTCTTCTGGAGTGCTGGTGGATAATCCAAGGCATGACAGTCATGGTGGAGGCAGACGCAGGCACAGATGTCATTATGATGCATATGGCGGCTGATGATATTGGATACCAAGACTTCAGCAAGTTTGGTGGATTGCCATCAACTGTAGAATATGGAAGCACAACTGGTGATGTCCTATTTACAACAACTGGCCTTGGGGCCGCTGGCGATACATATAATATCGTCATGCGGATGAAAAAACATTACGCATAGGATTGCTTCATGGCGACTTCAGATACAGTAGCGTTTCGCCCAGATGTCGAAGAAATCATCGCAGAGGCATTTGAGCGGTGTGGGATCGATCCACAAACCCAAACAGGTTACAAGGCTGTGTCGGCAAGGCGCAGCCTAAACCTATTATTTAGTGAGTGGGCCAACAGGGGCATCAATTACTGGGCGGTAAAGCAACAGACGCTGACGCTGGTAAACGGCCAGACAACGCCCTACACGCTGCCTGTTGGCACTATAGACATTATGGACGCCGTCATTCGGGACAGCGCAGGCACAGACACGTCTGACCAAATCATCAATCGTGTGTCGATTGCCGACTACAATCAACTGCCAAACAAAACATCTTTGGGCAAGCCGTCACAGTATATGCTGGACAAGCAATACACGCCCCTGCTTTACATCTGGCAGATACCAAACGTCACCACATACAGCATGGTCTACTGGTCGGTAAATCAACTTGATGACATCACGGCCAGCAATCAAGACGCTGACGTGCCATACCGCTGGAGCGACTGCATCTGCGCGGGGTTAGCAAGCAAGCTGGCGCTGAAAAATGCTCCAGACAGGTTTCAAGTCTTGAACGAAATTTACGAAAGGGCATTCACGTTTGCGGCGGCGTCCGACAATGATGGCGTCAGTCTGAGGGTTCAGCCAACTGCGCTGAATTTATATTAATGGCAAAATACGCACGGGGCAAAAAATCTCAAGCGATAAGCGATAGAAGTGGCCTGCGGGTTCCCTATACGCAATTAAAAACGACTTGGGACGGCCTGCGCGTATCACCAGAAGATTGGGAGCCAAAAAACCCACAGTTAACGCCTGCTAAAAATGTTGTTGATGCCACGGCCCTGTTTAATCCACGGCCAGACAACGACCCAGAAAATGTAGAAATATTTATTGGATTTAATTACGACATATTTGCTGATCGCAGATTAACAACTAATGTTGGAATTTCTGGCACAGCGTTTTCTGGACTTTCAACTTTATTAATTAATTCAAATATAAACGCAACTGGCGTTGGGGGAACAGGAAATTCTAGCGGAGAAGAAGTAGAGCTTGATCCTGCTGTAAGTGGCATCTCTGGAACTGGCGGTGTTGCTGTTGATTCTGCCCAAGTTGTCACGCTGGCAGTGACAGTGCAAAATGTTGGTGGGGCAAACAAATACTTCATCGCTGGCGTTCAACAAGACACGCTGGAATTGATGGAAAGCAGAACGTATTATTTTGATCAGAGCGCATCTTCTAATTCTGGGCATCCGCTCAGATTCAGCACCACGCCAAACGGAACGCATGGTGGGGGAAGTGAATACACCACAGGAGTGACAACGTCAGGGACACCGGGACAGGCAAATGCTTACACCCAGATAGTTGTCGCAAATTCTGCACCGACACTTTATTATTATTGTTCGGTACATAGTGGAATGGGGGGAACGGCTAACACACCACCATTTGCTTCTGTTTCCATAGAATTAGAAAATACATCACTAACAGGAGTGGCTGGCGTTGGTGGTGTTGGGGATGAAATCCCTGCGGCGTTTGTGACAGGTGTTTCTGCAAGCGGTGGCGCAGGAGACGTTGGGGTCGAGACCCCATCAGTTATGCCAACGCCAAATGGTGTATCTGGAAATGGTGATGTAGGCTCTGAAACTATTCAACTATCAATAGCAGAAGATGGCGTTGGTGGCGCAGGGGCGGTTGGAAACATAACCGAAGAAGGCACTGAAAATGCGACTGGGGTCTCTGGAACAGGAGCAATCGGTGCAGAAACTCCAGAAATGTCAGAAGCTGTTTCTGGGTTGGCTGGCAATGGCGGGGTTGGAACGTCTAGCTTTGAATTAACCAAACCTCAATCTGGCGTGGCTGGAAGCGGTGGTGTTGGTGTTGAAATTCCTGTCGCACACCCAAGCGGAGTTTCTGGTGGTGGTGGCACGGGCGCGGTTGGCGTTGAAGCTCTTGAAATATCAATTAATGAAACTGGAGTTGGTGGCACGGGTGCAATCGGCAATCCGACATATATTGCTGATTTGCAAGCTGGCGTTTCTGGAGTTGCTGGTGATGGTGAAATTGGACTGCCATCATTCCCAGCCATATTTAATTCTACTGGTCTTGCTGGCACAGGTGCCGTTGGTGCAGAAATTGTTCAACTCTTCCCAAGCCAAAATGGAGTTTCTGGCTCTGGAGGGGTTGGATCAGAAAACATTGATATATCATCAGCAGCATTATCAGGAGTTTCTGGCACAGGCGGTGTTGGTACAATAACCGAAGAAGGAACTGAAGAAACTACTGGAGTTAGCGGAACAGGCGGCGTTGGCGCTGAAGCAATCCAGCTAGAAATTGCTGAAGTTGGCGTGTCTGGAACAGGCGGCGTTGGTAATGAAAGCATCCAAGCGGATGCCATTATAACAGAAACTGGCGTCAGTGGCACAGGGGCGGTTGGATCAGAAACACCAGAGCTATCAATTGCTGAAACTGGCGTCAGTGGGACAGGAGCGGTTGGAAGTGCCGTTCCAGAAGAAGAGTTTGGCTGGAGCGTTGGAACTTGGGGCGATGGAACTTGGGGAGACATTGCTGGCAGACCACATCCATTTGGTGTAAACGGCACAGGCGGCGTTGGCAGCACAGTCATCTTTATTGAAAGTTCTTGGGGTGATGGAACTTGGGGTTCTGGAGTTTGGAACGCAAACATTCAGCCACCAATATCTGGCTCTGCTGGTGCAGGGGCTGTTGGTTCTGTTGGAACAGTTCTTGTCACAACTTGGGGTCAAGGTGGCTATGGCGAAGGAACATGGAATTGAGGATAAATAAATGAGTTACACAACACTCAAAGCCCAAATCCAAGATTTTTTGGAAGATGACTCGACAGAGTTTGTCGCATCAATTGACACAATAATAGCGCAGGCTGAAGAAATGGTATTTCAGCGACTGCCAAATATGCCATGTTTTCGCCAAACGTCTGCTGCGGCTAATCTTGTGCAAGGCACAGCGTCATATACAATACCAACAGCGCGGATGATCCGACAGGTATCAATTACAGACACAAATGTTGTCACGTATCTCGACCACAGAGTAGATTCTTATATTCGTGATTATTGGCCTAATGCAACAACGCAAGGCACCCCACGAATGTACAGCACAGATAGTGCAGGAACGGCTGGGACAGTCATTACATTAGCGCCGACACCCTCTGCGGCATTGGCCTATAGCGTAGATTTTATCGCCCCTGAGACGGGGCTAAGTAATGCCAATCCAAATACTTGGATTGACACTAACGCCTCCACAGTTCTTCTTGCTGCGGCTCTGTACGAGGCTTCTGCGTTTTTAAAAGCGCCAGAAACTTTATCTCTGTATAAAACCCAGTTTGACGAAGCAGTCCAACTTACAGTACAAGAGATGCAACGTGACTACGCAGCAGAATACAATGGAGGCATATAATGGCTATCACACAAGCAATGAGTACGCTCTTTAAAAAAGACGTATTGTTGGGCGACCATCATCTCGACAGCGACAGTATTTATATTGCGCTGTATACTAGCAGCGCGACACTGAGCGCGGCAACGGATGGTTATATAACCAGTAATGAAGTTGCCAACGGCAATGGATACGCCACTACTGGTATTGCATTGACAAGCAAGGCGGTAACTGAAAACAGCACAAGCGGTGTTTTTGATGCGGCTGACCCAGAATGGACAAGCGCAACATTCACAGCCCGTGGCGCATTGATCTACAACAAGACGCTGGGCGATGCATCTTCAAACTCAAGAGGTGCAATCGCAATTCTTGATTTTGGCGGTGACTTTTCTGTTTCTGGTGGTACTTTTAAAATTGTATTCCCAGCAGCAACTGCAAACAATGCAATTGTAAGGATCGACTAAAATGGCTTCAACCTATGTAAACGACTTACGCCTCAACGAGATGGCGACTGGTGACCAGTCGGGATCATGGGGAACAGTCACGAACCTTAACTTGGAAATGATTGCAGAGGCATTTGCTTACGGCACTGAAGCTATTGCGAATGCCTCTACACACACGATCACCGTCCCAGATGGTGCCAAGGGTGATGAACGAAGGTTCTATCTCAAATGCACAGGTGGCGGTCAGGCTTGCACAGTCACACTTGCACCTAACACCGTTTCAAAAGTTTGGATGATTGAGAATGCAACTAGCTATACTCTGACATTCACTCAAGGCTCTGGAGCCAATGTTGCAGTGCTTGCTGGTCAGGTCAAAATGATCGCCACAGATGGCGCAGGATCAGGTGCAGTAATTTATGATCTTTTGACAGACGTAAATCTGGCTGGAACAACAGTCATGTCTGGTGCAACAATTGATGATGTTGCGATAGATGGCAAAGTCATTACGATGACTGGATCGTCAGGCGACACGGCAACACTAACTGTCGCGGCAGATGGTGCATTGGCAATCGCCACAACAGATGCAGCCGCAGCCGCAGCCAACATATCAATCACGGCTGACGGCACATTTACTGCTACGGGAACAACCATCACGTTGGACAGTGCTGGTGACATCGTTCTTGATGCTGATGGGGCAGATGTAATATTTAAAGATGATGGCACATCAATTGGAACCATAACCAACGCATCCAGCGACCTTGTCATTAAGTCTAATGTCCAAGACAAAGACATTTTGCTTAAAGGTGATGATGGTGGTGCTGAAATTACTGCTCTGACACTTGATATGTCTGCTGCTGGTGCGGCTGCTTTTAACTCTAGTATTACCTCTGGTGGTGCAGCGGTCAAAGTT